GGGGCTGGACAACAGGGGGGTGGCGCCCCCGCCTCTGCTTACCTATGCCGTATAACGCGCCCGGTATTTTTACCTACATACACACGTAATACACATAACCCCCTTGACATGCGTACACACCCCATCTATATTGCGTCCTAGGGGGTCAACGGCAACGGCCCGGAATGAATGCAGCGATCCTGAGATTCGAGTTGTTGTACACACCCGTTGCGCCCCCACCCTCAAACCGTTAAAGGAGTTCAAAGCATGAAACTAGCAGCCCTGTTTAAAAGCCACGAAAACGACAAAGAAGAAAAAGGCGAGAAAAAAGTGTCCCCAGCGCAATACGCTCGTGGCGAAGCCTTGGAGAAAAAAATGAAGGGTATGGAAAAAGGTGGACGCTCACAGAAATTTAACAAATCTGTTAATGCGCCCAAAAAAGACATGATGCGCAAAGGGGCGGGGCGTGGGAGATAACCGGAACTGGAAGAGGCACAACTTCTTTTTACCGGAGGACGCGGTCACCGCGCTCAAGGCGCTAGCAGCTAAAGAGCAGACCACTTACTCCGATTTAATTCGTAAGGCCATAAAACAATTTTTGGAAGCTAATGGACGACCAAGCGCTTGAGCCGATTCAGCCCGGGAGGCTGACGGTACCGTCGGAGATGGTGGCAGAGATCGCGGCGGGCTTGGAAGAGCCCAAGGATATTGCGTTTCGGTACGGTATAGCCGGTGAGGCGTGGGATGACCTCAGTAAATGGGCGCCGTTTCAAAACGCTGTAGCCACGCAGAAGGCCGAATACGAGAAATCGGGGTTCACATTCAAGGTTAAAGCCAAAATGCTCACCGAGGATGTGTTCGAAGATGCGTATAAACGGGCTAGATCGAGCGATGCGACCTTGCTTCAGAAGCTGGAATTTGTGAAATTAGGGGCCAAATTGGCAGATATGGAGCCAAAAAACACCCAGGCGGTGGCTAGCGGACCGGCGTTTTCCATAACGATTAACATGGGAGACGAGGCTGCAAAGCCTAAAACGATCGACATAACACCAAAAAATGTCGAAAATGACCAAGAAATGGTCGAAAATGAGGCAAAAACGGGCTAAAACGCCCTATTTATAATGAATCTAACATACACACCGCCGGACAGCGTTCGAGGGTTTTTACGCAGCGAATCGTTCATTTCACTGATTGTTGGACCAGTTGGAAGCACAAAAACGACCGCTGGGATAATGAAAATCGCTTATCACGCCAAACAAATGGCCGCATGTAGGGATGGAGTGCGCAGATCCCGAGCCATATGGGTACGAAATACTCGTGAACAGTTGCGAGACACAAGCATACCGGACGTGCTTCGGTGGTATCCTGACGGGCAAGCCGGTAGTTATCTGAAATCGGAGTATAAATTTATATTGAGGTTTGACGATGTTGAATGCGAAATATTATTCCGAGGGCTGGACGACTCTGACGACGTGCGTAGGCTGTTATCTCTCCAAGCGTCTTTTGGCATTCTTGACGAGTTTCGGGAAATTAATCCTGATATCTTCAATGCTCTCCAAGGTCGTCTTGGCCGATATCCATCGAAACTTGATAATAGTGTTGGCTGTGTTACTGATAGCGGTAAATCTAACGCGCACATATGGGGGATGACCAACCCACCAGACATGGATACGTTCTGGGAAACTTATTTATCGGAGCCACCAAATAATGCGCAATGCTTTTTTCAGCCATCTGGATTATCTACTGAAGCCGACTGGCTTGAGTTCCTCCCCGAGGACTACTACGAAAACCTGGCTGAGGGTAAGTCTGAGGAATGGGTCGATGTGTATATCCACGCTGAATTCGGCAAATCCCTCTCAGGACAGCCAGTTTTTAGGGCGTTCGACCGTGATATTCACGTCTCAAAAAATACTCTTAACTATATAAAATTATCGACCCACCCCCTGATTATTGGGATGGACTTTGGATTAACACCAGCATGCACAATCAACCAGATAGACCCACAGGGGCGGTTTCTTACGTTTGCCGACATCGTGTCCGAGGGTATGGGTACGTTACGGTTTATCAGGGAGAAATTAAAACCCCTGCTGGCGAACCGATTCCCAGGAATGCCGGTTATCGTGATTGGGGACCCGGCGGGGCAGCAGCGCGCCCAGACGGACGAGCGCAGCGTATTTGATATTCTGAAGCAGGAAGGGTTCCGGGTTATACCGGCCAAGACCAACAGCATAGTGGCTCGTATAAACGCCGTGGATAAGATGTTGACGACCATGGCAGATGGCAAACCTGCCCACTTAATTGACCCGGGTGCGCGGCACTTGGTTAATGCGTTGCGGGGTGGGTATCGGTACAAAATTAAGACTAGTGGTCAAGTAGATGACAAACCAGAAAAAAACGAGTATTCTCACGTAGCAGATGCGCATCAGTACGCATGTCTTCACGCCGATGGAAATCTAACTGGCGATGTCCTAGCCCCCAAAGCACGCGAAATCCAAAGAATTTCTTACGCTTGGGTGTAAATGGTTGACTTTATGGGTAAGAGGAGTTATAAGGCGGTATGGAACAAGGGATAAATATTACCTCTGAGACAGCCCCCGGTGTGACAAACATCGGTGGTATTGTACCCATTAAGTCTGTAAAACAGCTAATGGACGAGCAGCGCGAAGCTGCTAATCGTGCTAATTCTGAGCCGGTTATTCAAAACTTGGCTGCGTATATTAAACAGAAGTGGTATTACTCACGATTTTCTAAGGAAATGACAATCGAGCAGCGCATGCTAAAAAGCGTGCGGCAGCGTCGTGGGGAATACGATCCTGATTTATTGGTGCAGTTGCGAGAACAGAATTCCAGTTTGATTTATATGATGTTGACTTCCAACAAATGCCGTGCGGCGTCCAGTTGGTTGCGCGACGTATTACTGACAGATTCCAAAGATAAACCCTGGTCGCTAAAGCCTAACCCCATCCCTGAAATGCCTCCTCCGGTCCTGCAAGGGCTGATGCAGCAGGCACAGCAGAAACTAATGGCGTTCATGCAAACCGGTGTTAACCCTACCGACCAAGAAGTACGACAGATTTTGCTTGATTTTAAAGATCAGGCCATGGGTGAGTTAACCGAGTTGGCGAAAGAAGACGCTAACCGGATGGAAAAGAAAATGCATAGCCAGTTGTTAGATGGACAGTGGACGACGGCGTTTGCACAGTTTATCGATGATTTGGTGACATTTCCGTGTGCGATTATTAAAGGGCCGGTTGTACGGTCCAAACCCCACATGAACTGGGTACCTGTTGGGGACTCGTACGAATTGCGGGTGCAAAGCGAACTAGCGCTGGAGTGGGAGCGCGTTGATCCGTTTAATATCTACCCCGCCCCAGATGCATCTCACATTAACGATGGTTATTTAATTGAACGTCATCGCTTGCAGCGCGCCGATTTAGTCGGGATGCTGGGAGTCGAAGGATATAGTGACGGTGCTATCCGTGTCGTTCTTGAAGAATACGGTAAAGGAGGTTTACGTGACTGGATTTATGTCGATCTTACAAAGGCTGCTGCAGAGGGTAAAAGCACGGTTGCAGCCGGGCAAAACCCCTCGGAGCTCATCGATGCCCTCCAATTCTGGGGCAGCGTCCAGGGGCAACTCCTCCTCGACTGGGGCCTCACGGAAGAAGAAGTCCCGGACCCGCTCGCAGAGTACCCCATCGAAGCGTGGCTTATCGGCCGCTGGATCATCAAAGCGGTCATCAACCCAGACCCGCTCGGCAGAAAGCCGTACTACAAAACGTCCTACGAAGAAGTCCCCGGCGCGTTCTGGGGGAACTCGGTAGCCGACCTGTGTCGGGATAGCCAGTCCATGTGTAACGCCGTAGCGCGTGCGCTTGTGAACAATATGAGCCTAGCCTCCGGTCCGCAGGTTGTATACAACATTGATCGTTTGCCTCAGGGCGAAAACATTACACAATTATTCCCATGGAAAATTTGGCAAGTCACGAGCGACCCTCTCAATGGAAATGCCCGGCCTGTGGAGTTTTTTCAGCCCGACTCGAGAGCGTCAGAACTTATGGCGGTGTACGAGAAGTTTGCAGTTCTTGCGGACGAATATACTGGGATTCCTCGTTACATGACGGGTGGCAACCCATCGGGCGGCGCAGGCCGAACGGCTTCGGGGATGTCCATGCTGATGACGAACGCCGGAAAGTCAATCAAGCAAGTGATTGCTAATATCGATGAACACGTAATTAAACCGCTTATTGACAGGTTGTACTACTACAACATGCGTTACAGCGACGATCCAGATTTAAAGGGCGACGTAAATATTCAAGCCCTTGGCGCGGCAAGCCTGATGGAGAAAGAAGCCATCCAGCAGCGTCAGAACGAATTCCTAGGTATTGCCTTGAACTCTCCAGTTGCCCAGCAAGTCATAGGCATGGAAGGTGTAGCAGAATTGCTACGGCAGGCTGCTAAGCGCCTAGATATGAACGTGGATGATATTGTGCCACCCGAAGACGTAGTTAAACGTAAAGTTATGGAAGCCAACGCAATGCAGCAAGCGCAAATGATGGCTAACCAACAAAACGGGCAAGCACAAGCTGGTGGTACACCACCGGTACCCGGACCGGACCAAGGCTTACTGATGGATGGATCGCCGCAAACAAGTCGATTTACTCCATCGGCCTAGGTGTTGACGTAGTAATTTTTTAGTGGTATATATCAATTTGTTTTAGAAAGGAGTTGCGATGAAAGCAATCAGCCCGATGGAAAAGCGTGGTTCTGAGTACACTCAGGATTCCGCCAAGACCGATGGAATGTCCAAAGGTCCCGCCAAGCAGGGTGCTGGTGGCAACGACGGCAACGTTGATGCTGAAGGCAAGCGTGGTGGAAAAGAGTATGCTCAGATGTCGGCTAAAACCGACGGTATGTGCAAGTAAGTGCTGCGGATTGACGAAAGAGTCGCCCGCAGTCTGACGTTATTAAGGTCAGAAGAGTTTGCCCCATTGTTAGAGTATTTAGGGAACTGCAAAGCAGATAGTCTTGAAAAAATGGCAGTGGCAAGCGAACAAACCCAAATTTACCGGCTTCAAGGTGAAGTTGGTGTGATCAAGGAGTTCCTTGATCTGGTAGGACGGTCAGGTGAACTGATCGAGAAGTTACGAAGGTAGGCAGACCGTTAAGTCGGAGCCCACCACTTTAATTTAACCGTGTAGCAGACCGTTATCGCGTAGCGCAGACCGTTCAGGCGGAGCGCGAAGTGAGAGTCGGAGCGAAGGAGATAGAAATGGCATTGCCCAAGGCGATTCAACAGCAAGTTGAAGAAGCAGACGCGTTAGTAGCTAACATCCATGGTGATAAGACCGAAGAACTACAGGAAGCCCCTGAAAACTTTTCGGAGACTGACCCAGTAAATCAACTACCACCCGATCCGCCCCCTGTTGAGCCACCTCAGCAAACCGTTTCACAAGAGCCTGCAAAGGAAATACCCGAAAGCAAATGGGAAAATAAGTACCACACGCTAAAAGGTATGTACGACGCGGAAGTACCCAGATTGCATGCCGAACTGCGTGAGATGAAAACGCAACTTCAGCAGCTTGTAGCCGATAAAGCTACAGCCGAAGCAAAACTGGCTACCCCGGTTCCTTCTGTAGAGTCTCTAATCACTGAACATGACAAAGAAGCGTTTGGTTCGGACTTAATCGACTTGATTGAGCGTGCCACAAAGTCGCAGGTATCAACCCTGCAGCAGCGTGAATCGCAACTATTGGACGAGATTAAGCAGTTGAGAACGCAGCTTGGAACAGTATCAGAGCGTCAGGTTGTATCCGATAAGGATCGTTTCCTGATGGCGCTGGCCTCAAAAGCACCAGATTGGGAGCAGTTAAACACCGATTCGGGGTTTTTGGAGTGGCTAGCCCAGGTTGACCCAGTATATGGGTTGCCCCGCCAAGTAGGTTTAAATAATGCGTACGATGCGTTTGATTCTGATCGCGTTGCTACAATTTTTAATACCTACCGCGATCTTGTTACTCCTAAGCAGCCGCAGCAACCGCAAGCAACTCCGAAGCAACAACTTCAGCGTCAAGTAGCGCCGACCCGCTCTCGTGCATCGACGCCCCCGGCTACCAACGATGTGAATCAGCGCATCTATACGCAAGTAGAGATTGAGCAGTTTTACAATGATTGGCGACGAGGCTACATCGACCAAGAAGAGGCGGTTCGTATGGAAAAAGAAATTGTGGCCGCTGTCTCGCAAGGAAGAGTCAGATAATGATTTAACCGGTGATGGTAGCGGCTATAAACCCTGGTAGTTTTTATTCTTTAGAAAGGAAATAGCATGTCTACCATTACCGCAGGCGCAACCTACCCAATTAATACCGTAGGTGGCAACGCAACATTCAACTCCCCCACGGGAGCACAGACGTACACAGGTACCGCATATTCGGGTACTTTTATTCCGGCCCTCTGGTCCGGCAAACTGGCGCAGAAGTTCTACGCCGCTACTGTATTTGGTGAAATCGCTAACACCGACTGGCAAGGCGACATCACTGGCATGGGCGATACCGTGATCATCAACACGATCCCGACGATCACCATCAACAACTACAGCATCGGTCAGAACCTTGCTTATGAAATTCCTACTCCTTCGACGATCAGCCTCACGATCAACAAGGGTAAGTATTTCGGCGTGAACGTAAACAACGTTCTCGAACTGCAAGCCAAGCCCAAACTGATGGATGTGTTTACTAACGACGCAGCCATGCAGATGAAGATCAATATCGACCAGGACGTATTGGG